AAATCTTCTTCTATAAATACAATTGTGGCAGATACAAGTATTTCATATAATATAGAAAATGATAATAAATATCTTTCAGTTTTTAATAATGAATAAAAATATTATTAATAATTATATATGAATATTAATAAATGTATAATTTCTATTGGTATGGGAATACTAACTTATTGTTTACTATATATAAATAATTTACATTATATTAATGATAAATATAAATATAATGAAGATATATCATTAAAAATACCAGCAATTATATCTTTATCTGTATTAATTATAATGAATATATTTTGTCAAAATATTGATACTATTAATATTGATACTAATATAAACAAAAAAAATTTAGAAATATTTACTGATAATAACTATTCTAATTGGTTATAATTACTCATTTATATTTATTATATATAAATATAAATGGATATAGCATTTGATGGTAAAGTATTATCATTAAATAAATTTAATTTAGAAAAATTATTAAAAGATAATCAAGGTAATTATATGAATCCTAGAATTGCAATTATTGCAAAATCTGGTTCGGGTAAAAGTTGGGTTATTAGAGATATTTTACATTATATTAAAGATATTCCTGTAGGTATTATTATTGCGCCAACAGATCGAATGAATGGGTTTTATAATGATCTTTTCCCTTTAACATTTATATATCATGAATATAATGAACATATAATACCAAAATTATTATATCGACAAAAAAAATTATTAGAAAAAAATAAAAAAAGACTTGCACATAATCGTCGTCCTATAGATGTTAGAGCTTTTTTAATTATGGATGATTGTATGTCATCAAAACATTTATGGTTAAAAGATCCAAGTGTATTATCTATTTTTAATGAAGGTAGACATTATCAATTAACTTTTATATTATCTATGCAATATTCTTTAGGTATTCAACCTGAATTAAGATCTAATTTTGATTTTGTATTTTTACTAGGTGAAGATTTTATTAATAATAGAAAAAAATTATATGAACATTATGCAGGAATGTTTCCTACACGCGATATTTTTGAACAAGTTTTTTTACAAGTTACTGATAATTATGGATGTATGGTAATTAATAATAGATTAAGATCATCTGATTTAAAATTAAAAGTTTTTTGGTTTAAAGCAAAAAATAGAAATAATTTTAAAGTTGGTACTAATGCTATTTATCATTATCATAAAAAAAAATTTGATAAAAATTATAATACTACAAATAATATTATAGATATAACAAATATTACTAATAAAAAAAATAAAATTTTAGTTAAAAAAAGTTAGTTACTAGTTTGGTTCATTTTTTTTTCATAGTTATCTTGCATTTCTCTATAAATTATTCTAGCATTCTCAATTTCTTCTAATAGATTATCTTTTTCATTATTTTCTACAACATTATCATTATTTTCTACAACATTATCATTATTTTCTACAACATTTTCTACAACATTATCATTATTTTCTACAACATTTTCTACAACATTTTCTACAACATTTTCTACAACAGTATCATTATTTTCTACAACAGTATCATTATTTTCTACAACAGTATCATTATTTTCTACAACAGTATCATTATTTTCTACAACATTAGATGTTTTATTATTTTTCTCTTTCATATTTTTCTCTTTCATATCTTTCTCTTCAACTTCATTAATATTTTTTTGAACTAATTCTTGTCTTCGTTTTTCATGCAAATCTTTTGCTATTTTTTGTTCTTTTTTATAACTTGACATTAAATTATTTAATTCATCATTAGCATAAACAACATCATCTGCTTTATCAGGATCATCAACCCATGGAACCCATACACCCATTTGTGCAATATAAATGTTAAAATAAGGATCTTTTTCATTTAGTTCCTTGCATCTTGCTTTAGCTTCATTTTCAGAAGCATAAACACCTCTAATTTTAATTGCACGAACCTTACAATTTTTTACAGTTTCTGGAGTTACAATAGATAAACATACCCATTCTTGGTTTCTAATTGGTTCATCTGGTTTTAAATAAATTTCAAGTTCTTCATTATTTGAGTTTTCCATAAAGTTATATATTACATTTAAATTATATAACTTTAAATTAATTTTATATATATTTAAGTGTCAATAAACCATTATTTATAGTTAAAATATTATAATATTTACTAAAAAAAATTATTTTTGAATTTTTTTTTATTAATTGATCTTTTAAATTAAATATTTTATTGTCTATATCATCATTTATTTCTTTAATTTTAAATTTAAAATCATATTTATCTACATTTGAAAAATTACAAGTACCTGAAGGATTATAATTTTTTGGATATATTGAAAAACTATAAAAATTTATTCCATTTTTAATAGCTAAATCATATTTATAATTTTCTAAATTAGTAAATAAATTTATATCAAAATAATCCATTTTAGGTACATTATTTAATGTTAATGATACATTTTCTAATATATTATCTTCTTTTCTATCTAATTGTGTAGTAAATGTAGAATAATCATAAATATTTAAATCATATTTTTTAAAACCTTCATTATACACATCAGTAGTTCCTCTATATAAATTTTCTAAATCTACACAATTAAGTGATAATAAATATTTATCTTGTTTATTTAAATTATTTATATTAACTTTAATATTATTTGTATTATAATAAGGTATATTATTAATTAAATTTACAGATTTTGAAATTAATATAGGTGATAATTTAGTAAATAAGTTTAAAAATATAGTATAATTAATATTATATGTATCATGATCATTAAAAATTAATTTTTCACCAATATTTAATATATTATTATTTAAATCTATAAAAAATTGGCTATAATTATTAGATAAATTTTCTTCAACTAGTGAATTATTATTTAATAATATTCCTAATATTGATTTAGCATATTTAAAACAAAATCTTTTAGATGCATTTTCAAAATAATTATTACCAGGAATAGATAAATATGTCTTGCCTAATAATAAACCTGATGGTTGAATAACAAATGATAGAAATTTAGTTGGAAATTTACTATTAATAGTATATTGATATTGTAAAATATTAAATGGTAATTTTTCTTCTTGATAATAATGCGCATCAATCATTAATTCTGTTGTATTTCTTAATAATTTAAGTTTATTAGAATATTCAATTAAAATATTATCTGTTATAATATAACTATCTGAATTTATTACTTGTAAATTAACATCATATACTTTTTTTATTTTTTTTATAAAAAATGCAGAATTTATATTATCTGGTGTAATATTTTTATTTATTACAATATCTAAATTATTTATGTTATTTAAATTATGATACGTTTTAAAACAAACCATTGATTTTCCATTTTTATTTAATGCATAAAATGCATTAAAATTATTATTTAAACTATTACATAACTCTTTTGCTTCTGCAATTGACATTATAAAACAATCTTTACTATTTTCAATAAAATCTGTAGGAGATGTACCAATTTCTATTACATCATCTAATATAATATATTCATCATTATTATATACTATATTTGCAGAATCTATTGGAGATAATACTGGTTCATATAATTCATACATAAAATTAAATGCAGAATCAATAGCAGTATTTGTAGCAGTATCTGTAGCAGTATCTGTAGCAGTATTTGTAGCAGTATCTGTAGCAGTATCTGTAGCAGTATCTATGGTAGAATATGTAGCAGTATCTATAGTAGAATCTGTAGCAGTATCTATAGTAGAATCTATAGTAGAATCTGTAGTAGAATCTGTAGCAGACTTGTTATATTCTAATAATTTATATTTATCTATTTTATGATGAGCTATATTATATAAAAAACTTTTATAATTTATAGGTTCATAATTATTTTCTTGTTTAATAATTAATTCATTTGCATTTCTAAAATAAAAAATTAATTCTATATTATCATGAATTAAACTAGTTACTGGTAATGATAAATTATTATTATAAAAAAATGGAATTGGTATATATAAATTACATATTTTTGTTTTATTATTATATTCTAAATTTTCTTTAGTATTTCCAATTAATTTATCTAATATTTGTTTATAGTTTTGTGTATTAAATAATTCTTTCCAAATAATTAACCAATTACCAAAAATTTCATCTATTATCATATTTCCAATTTTTAATTGAACATTTTTTATAATAGCTAATCCTAAGTTATAAATATATGAAAATTTTCCATAATTTGTTGATTCTGCTTTTATTTTTAATTTTAAAATTATTTTATTTAAATAATCGCCATATTTATTAATATTTATAGTAATAGGTTGTTCATTTAATTGAGGTGGTATAAAAAATGGATGAGTATTTTGTTCAATACTAAAATTAGTATATTTATGATATACTAATTTAAAAAAAGTTATGTCACTATCTTTGAATATTATAATGCTACTATTATAATTATTACTAATTATTTGAAAGAGAGAACCTGACATTATACTATATATTAATATATAAAATAATTTTTATATATTAATTATTTAATTGTTTAATTATTTATTAATTTATTTAATTGGAGAACATGAGACCAGACATACCGCTCATGACACGTTGTTGATTGTAGTTAATAACATATGCACATACTGATTTAGAAAGCTTAGCATAGTCAGACTTGAAGTGTAAAGAAAGTTTAGCAGTATCCATTCTAGAGAAATTGCAAGTACCAGTTGGTTGATAATCAGCAGGTTTAAGTGCCCAAGAATATACATTAATTCCATCATCTTCAGGAGCATTTAATGATTTATTGCAAGGCACAACTGAGTTAAAGAATACTGCAGGTTCATCTTCAAATAAAGCATGACCATTTACCATAATCTTACCTTTCTCTAAGATATAACCAGAACCATCAAGATTTGCACCATAAATATCAGCATTAAGTTTTACTGCAGTACCATCTGTCTTTCGATTTAGAATAACATTGCCAGCGTCTGCACCATATTTGTCATCTAAATCAGAAACAGGTGTAGATGCAGTTTCTATATCAATTAATGTACCTACATTCATTCTATTCCACTCAGTATTAAGCTTCCAATCATCAAGAGTTGCATTGTCACTAGGACGATATACTGCTGTATTAAATACATCTTGAATAGTATCGGAACCCTGGAAGACAGTGTCATCTGCTGAAATAGATAAAGGATAAAACTCCAGGTCAGCATCATGGTCGGTTGAGGAATCACCAAGTGTTGCTACTGATTCAGCAATAGCGGCGTTAACACCGTATCTAAATATAAATGCTTTAGTAGCGGATACTAAATCATTACCTAAAAATGTTTCATTTGTATATTTTTCTAAGGCAGTAGTCCAGACTAAGCATTTGCATGGATGATTAAGTGCACTTAAATCAAATTGCAGATTTGATGAAGTAGTTTGAACACCTAAGGCTCCATTAGGATTTTGATGGGCAAACATTAATGTAGTAGCACTTGATTGAGCAACTCTAGTTCTTTCATCTTCACCTAAGAAATAATATTGACCAACAATTCTGCAACTATCAATATTGGGTTTAACTGTTACAGTATTACCAGCGACATCGTTAACATCGTGTTGTATACAGTCTTTTGCTTCTCTGAAATGAACTTGTAATTTAACATCGTGATATTGAAGAGCAACTAAAGGAAGAGCTAATGATCTATATTGATTAAAGTAAAACATAAGAGGAACATATACTTCAACTTGTTTGTCTTGAGTAACTTTACTAGTATATCTTAGTTCATTTGCAGCAGGACTATTACCTACCATTTTATCCCAGCCAGATGAATGATCGTCATTTTTGTTTAATTCATGCCATACAATCATCCAATTGCCAACCATTTCATCAGTTTGATTTCCACCAATTTCAAAACTTACTCTATCAAGGACTCTGTATCCAATTTCTTTTTGCCAGCAAGCTTTAAAGTTATCATTTGCGGATGTATCCATTGATAAATTCATATTAAGCCAGATTTCACCAATCATATCACCAGATCTATCAAGAATTACTTGAATAGAGTTATTAAATTGAGGAGTACCACCAGTCCAGGTTAACTCTCTAGTTTCTGATGAGAAGGGTGCATATCTATGATAAGAAGATTTAAAATAAGTTACTTGAGGATCGCCAGTAAGACCGACATCTTGAGGACCTGTTGCTACTAAAGTTAAAAGACCGCCACCTGCCATTTTTTATATATATATAATATAAATAGAAAAAAATTTTTAAATAAATCTATAATATATTTATTAATTAAATGTTAAACAAAAATTATTATTTTTTATATTAAAAATATTATATTCTAATGAAAAAAATTCTAATGATGCATTATTAATATTTTCATTTAGCTCTAAATTTAGTGATGCAGTTAATAAATTATCAAAATTATTATGACCGGATGGTTTAGAACTAAATGGATTTAAAGCAAAACTATACATGTATATACCATTATTAGGTGTTAATAATTTATGTCTGTGTGGAATAATAGAATTATAATATTTTCCTTCTAATTCTGTAGGTGTACGAGGATTTGCTTCAAATTTTATATGACTATAATTAATTGGATTAATATTAGAATTATATGTTTGAGTATATATATTATGTTCTACATTAATAAATAATCTTAAATGTTTATTTGATAAAGGAGAAGTATCAATACTATAAAATGTTACAAACTCAAATAAATTATTAGATTCACTTCCATTATCGTTTAATTCTGATAGATATTTATTAAACATATGACCTAATATTTGTTTTTCTCTTTCACTATAATAACCAGGTACACTAATATCATTAATTGTTAAGTTATCTTTAGGATTACGTTCATATATTTTTATATTATTGAAAATATTTCTAATATCATTTTTAATTTGTGAAAATGTTACATTACCAAAACTAAAATTTTTATTAAATTTAATAACTGTTGCAATATCATTAATTGTTAAGAAATAATTATCATCTATTCCTAAATTTTTATATGAAGCAGAAGTACCTATTACACCCAGTATCAAATTTAATATTAAATGTTTAAATTGTGTAATATTAATTTCATTATTTTTATAAATAATATAATTTTCATTATTAAGATTATTAATAAATTTATCTTGTTTTATTATCCAAAAAATTGATTTTGAAAGACTATTAAAATTAATTTCTACTTTTTCACTAACAACATTTTTTTTATTTTTTATACATTTTAATGGTGTGCTTATATTATATAATTGTTCAATTAAAATATTATGCTGTTTTTGAATTATTGATTTTCTTTCATCTGGATGTAAATATATATTTGTTGCAATAGCATTACAATATGAATATGATATTAATGAATCGTTAACATTTTTACTTTCCATTACCTTATAACTTTTATTAAATAACATATTTTCTGGTCTAAATTTTATAATAAGCTCTAGCCTCTCATGTGTACGTAATGCAGAAATAGGCAATGGTGTATTATCATATCTACAAAAATAAAATAATAAAGGTAAATATATATTAAATGATTTAGTATTACCATCTGCTACAAAATTAGATAAATAACAACTTGGTGCATTAATTAATTTATCATTAAACTTATCTTTATTATTTAATTCATTATATATATAAAACCAATCACTTGTTAAACGATCTATGGTATACTTACCTATCTTTAATTCTACATATTCTATTATATTATATGCAAAATTATCAATTAAGGAATACTCATGACCTTCAGTGCCGTTTAATTCTACTCCAATATTTAAATTAATATTAGATAATAAATCACCTGCTTTATTAATAATTATTTTAATTAGTGAATCTGGTTTTGGTGTATTTTCATTATTATTTATATTATCACACATTGCAAAATAAGTATATCTTTTATATATTGATTTAAAATATGAAATTTCAGGATTCCCACATAAAATAGCATCTTTATCGCTAAATGCTCCTAATTGTAATAAAACACCAGACATTATAATAATATATATATATATATATATATAACAAATTTTTAACTATATTCTATCCCCCCAATTCCATTTGTAATTTTTAGCATATTA